AGATTCCCTTCAACATTACCTGCTATATCTGGTGTCAATCTTACTTCATTGGATGCATCAAACTTAGGATCTGGAACTGTTCCTGATGATAGATTCCCTTCAACATTACCTGCTATATCTGGTACTAACTTAACATCATTAACTGGTGCATCTGCAGGAACTTATGGTGATGCATCCAATGTATCTCAAATTGTAGTAGATTCTAATGGAAGAATTACTGGAATAAGTAATGTCTCCATCTCCGGAGGAGATACTGTTAGTATTACAACTACTGCTGCTGATATTCTATCTGTATCTTCTGGAGCAATTAGTGCTGATGATGCTGGTGCAGATAAAATAGTATTCTGGGATGATTCTGAAGGAAAGTTGACTTACCTTACTGTAGGTACTAATTTAACAGTTACGGATACGACAATATCAGCATCTGGAGGAGGTGGAAGTGCTTCAGATTCATTTAAAACTATTTCAGTTTCTGGACAAAGTGATGTAGTTGCAGATAGTTCAACTGATACATTGACATTGGTTGCAGGTAGCAATATGACTATTACCACTGATGCAAGTGGGGATAGCATAACGCTCTCTTCTTCTGGAGGAGGAGGTGGTGGTGGAGGTTCAATCGGTATCCAATCAGGTGGAACTCAAATTACATCAAGTGCATCAACAATTAATTTTGTTGGCACTGGCATTACTATGTCTGATGATGGATCAACTACAGATATACACATTCCAGTTTCAACAAGAACAACCACAAGAACAGTTGCAACAAATGCCCAAACCACATTTTCTGCCACTTATACTGTTGGATATGTTGATGTTTATTTAAATGGTTCAAAACTTGATAGCACTGAATTTACTGCAACTAATGGAACAAGTGTAGTTTTAGGAACCGGAGCATCTACTGATGATATTATTGAAACTGTTGCTCAAAATATAACTGCATCAGTAGATTTAAATGGTCTTGCAAATCTTGTTGATGATACGACACCACAACTTGGTGGTGATTTGGATCTCAACAATAACGATATTACAGGAACTGGTGATATCAATATTACAGGTGATGTAACCGCCACATCATTCTCCGGTTCTGGGTCAGCATTAACTGGATTAACTGGTGCATCTGCAGCAACTTATGGATCTGCTAATGCAACACCTATTATTGTTGTAGATTCTAATGGAAAAATTACTGGAATTTCTACAGTTGCAACATCAGGATCTGGTGGTGGAGGAGGTGTCTCTAAAGGAAAAGCATATGCTTTTGCAGCGGTTTTTGGTTAATATTCATAAATTAATATTCATAAATAAATTCATAGAGGAGTATCTGATTAATGGCAAACCCGAATATAGTATCTGTTGAAAGTATATATGGAAAGACTGTATATGATACTGATATTGCAGCTTCTGCTGCTTCTATTGTAAGTAATGCGGCATCATCAGGAAAAATATATAAGATAAACTCTTTGATTATTTCAAATATTGATGGAACAAACTCTGCAGATATTACTATAACACTTAGAAATGCTGCTGGTGGAACAACTTATTCTACCTTAGCAAGTACAGTTGCTGTTCCAGCAGATGCAACATTGATTGTTGTTTCTAGAGATACTTCAATCTATTTGGAAGAAGATATGTCATTATATTTACTAGCAAGTGCTGCTGGAGATTTGAGTGCAACTTGTTCTTATGAGGAGATTAGCGAATAATGCCTTGGTTCCGTAGAAATGGTAGTGCTATTGGACCTCCAAGAAGTCAGGCATCTACCCAAAGTGGTTTTTGGGATCTTAATGATGCACACCAATTAAAACAACTTAACACTTGGGGTACTATACCAGGATCACCTGAATTTAATTGGAGATATTATGCATATGGAGTAGATATAGGAACTACATATGCTTACTGGATTCAAACTGATGGAACACAAAATTTATTAAGCTTTGTTGCTGGACAGCAACATACCAATTCAACATCAACATGGAAAACATATTCCGAAGATCTTTCTTCATATAGTGGAACAACGGGTAGAATTTATATCGGATACAAAACAGGATCTAATTATAAAAATGATCCCCAATTTGATAATATGGAACTAGTTGATACAACTTTAGGAACTATAGATCTTGATCCAGGAACAACAGATGGAAGGAGTGGATGGCAAAAGATAACTACTTACACAACTAGCGCAACAGCTCCAACATCATCCACTTTCTCTACTATTACCACTTCTAGTAATACTAACACTGTGTGGAACTGGGATACAGCAGGAACACCCTCGAGTAGTACTGGTGGCACAAGAGATGCTGCTGGAAGTACTAGTGGATATTATTTGTATTTTGAAGGATCAGATCCAAACTATAGTAGTAGTAATAGATATTACTGGGTTAGAATGACCAGTGATTATACTTTATTGTAATATATAAATTATAAAACATTGTAAAGGAGGAATAAATTATGTCAAGAGGAAGAGGTAGAAACGGAGGATCTATTGGTGCAGTAAGAACCACCACCGCTACCAATCAGTCTGGTATCTGGGGTCTTTATGATGCACATCAATTAAGAAGTAATGATACTTGGGGATTTACCATCGAACCTGCAGGACAAGCTTTATATGATAGTGCGGGATCTGCTTCATGGACTGCTCCACCAACAACAACATCAGTATGTGTTGTTTGTGTTGGTGGTGGAGGTGGTGGACATCGATACCTTCAAAGATCTAATGGAGGAGGTGGTGGTGGACTTGGATGGAAAAATAATATTCCTGTAACTGGTGGGCAGTCTTATTCACTTTACGTTGGTGGAGGTGGATCGAGAAGTAGCTATGGTACTAGCAGTAATGGAACTCCTGGCGGCACATCATGGTTTATAAATCAATCAACCGTGAGTGGTGGTGGTGGAACTAGAGGTGGTTATGATATCCGTGGTCCTGGTGGAACTTATATTGGTGATGGTGGTGGTAATGGTGGTTATGGTGGAGGACCTATTCCCTCAAGCAACAGATGTGGTGGTGGAGGAGGAGCCGGTGGATATAGTGGAAATGGTGGAAATGGTGGTGGAAATGGTACTAGTGGCACGAACGGTTCTGGTGGAGGAGGTGGTGGAGGAGGTGGTGGTGGACCTAGTGATTATGGTGGAGGAGGTGGTGGAGTTGGACTTTTAGGGGAGGGTTCAAGTGGTAATCGTGGAACGTATACTGGTAGTAATGGCGGTCACGGATATGGTGGTTCTGGTGGTGGTTCTGGTGGTGGTGTTGGTACGGGTGGTCTATATGGTGGTGGAGGTGGTGCTGCAGATAACTCCACTGAAGCAGGACCTGGAAGAACCGGTGCCGTTAGAATTATTTGGGGCACTGGGAGAGCATTTCCAGATACCCTTACTGATGATCAATAATATATAATATATAAGATACAAATACTTCCAAAAATGCAGTACTCTATAAACGGCGATTATCCAACAACTATTCTACCTCATAGAATTAGGTTACCAAATGGATCTACAAAAACTGATAGCACTACATTCACTGATTCTGATCTAGTAAGTGCAGGAATAACAACAGTTGCTGATACTCCTTCATATAATACAAATACTCACAAGTTAGTTTGGAACAGAGAGAACACGGAATGGAATGTTATTGAACTTGATGAGGATGAATTGTTGAATTTAAATAATGAAAAATGGACAGCAGTTAGAGATCAAAGAAATCTTTTATTGAGTGAAGCAGATCAAAGAGTGTTAAGATATCAAAGTGAAGAAAGAGTAGGAATAACAACACATACTGATAGTATTTCTGATCTTGATACATATATGCAACAACTAAGAGAAATTCCCCAGACAAATTCAGATCCAGACAATATTGTTTGGCCAGAAATTCATGTTGATGAAGTGTAACCAACCTGATGGAATTAGATGTATAAACGATTAATCTAAATACTTATAAAATATGAATTATGGGAAAGACTAGAAATACTGGTGATATATCTGCTGAAAATATTATAAGTGTTGATATCAGCAATGACAGAGTGGGTATAAAATCAACTGCACCAGCTTATACGGTTGATGTAGGTGGAGATATTAACTTTTCCGGAACATTATATCAAGATGGAGCACAATTTTCTAGTGGTAGTGATGCCTTAGAATCTATGCTATTCTCATAAATAAAAAAAATGAAATCTATCTATAACTAATAATGGCATTAGCAAAATCAAGTTTAGGATTTCCTATAGAATGTGGTGCCGGTGCTACGACCACAGTTTATTCAGTATCTTCTTCTAAAAAAGCATATGTAAGATCAATAATCTTATACCATAATAATGTGGGAAGTGGATCTGCATTAGCACAAATAGGACACATTTATGTGGTTCCCAATAATGGAGGTTCTGTTGGAACTGCAACAGAAGGAAATGCTATTGCAAGAATTAGTTTAGTTCCTGATGATACTACATTTTATGAAGTACAGTATCCCATAACTCTCGAAAGTAATGGTGATAGTATTCAAGTATTTAATGCAGGTAATACTGTATATGGAACTGGATCAACAAATCCAATTAATGTTTTAATTTTAGGTGATAAAGAGGAGTAATTAAAATGCCATTAAAAAATACAAATAATAAATTTCTTTCAATTTCTAGTGATAGTATTGAAGATGATTTTCCTATCATAGGAATTGGGGCATCATTTGGGGCAGCTTCTACATTCACACCAGGAAATGGATATCAGTATGTTGTATATACTGGTCCTGGAGTAATGACCGTAGAAAGGGGTGGATTTGTAGATATTCTTTTAGTTGGTGGTGGAGGAGGTGGGGGCAATTTTACTAACGTATTTTTTCCCGATTCCACCAATCCATACAATCCGACTCGGCAGGGATACTTTGGTGGTGGAGGAGGAGCTGGAGGATGTTTAGAATTATTTAGTTATCCTCTACCTATCGGAACACACCAAGTATCTATTGGTGGTGGCGGTGCCGCTTCTGTTGTTGTTACCGGTAGCCCTTATGTCGCTAGTCGTGGAACTAACGGAACTCCTTCTACATTTTCTAATCCAGCAGGAGAATTTACAACACTCACGGCATATGGTGGTGGAGCTGGTGGTGGCACTGATAGTAATGGTTCACCATTACAACCTGGTATCTATGGTGGATCCGGTGGTGGTACTGGAGGTCCTGGTCCTGAACCAATTGGTGTTGGTAATAGAGTAACTGGTAATCCAACCGCCATTCCTGTTCTCCCACAGCAAGTATCACCGCAAGGAAATAATGGAGTATCCAATGATAATCCATTGGGCAAAGGTGGTGGTGGAGGCGGATGGGGTGGTGCTGGAGGAGAGAACACAGATATACCCTCGCCCCAGATACTAACTTCAGGTGGTATTGGTGGGAGAGTATGGTCTGGTGATACTGGTCTACCAACAAATTATGGAACACCTGGACCAGATACGGGAAGATACTTTGGTGGTGGAGGAGGATCTGGACCTGCACCTATAAACTATGGTGGTGCCGGAGGTGGTGGCGGTGGTACGTTATTCGATACGAGTAATCCCTATACTGCTTATCCTATACCAGCAGATGATAGTAATGGAAAAGCAAATACTGGTGGTGGAGGAGGTTCTGGTAGTAGTCGGATCGGTTCTGGTGGATCTGGTGTCTTTATTATGAGATTTAAAGTATAATATAGGAGAATTTTAATGGCACATTTTGCTCGTTTAAATGAAAATAATATTGTCATAGCAGTCCATCCGATTGATAATTCTAACTGCATCGATGCAGATGGAAATGAGAATGAAAGTATTGGAGTGAGTTACTGCAAATCATTCTATGGAAATGATACTAATTGGATTCAAGTATCATATAATAATAATAAACATAATCATTATCCGGGTATTGGTCAACAATATGTTAATATCGATCAACTATCTTCGTATAGTATTTCTGGATATCCTGACGGAATATTTACTGTTGCTCAACCACATCAATCATGGAATTTATTTTCTGAGGAAACAAATAGATTTGAATGGAAACCTCCAATCGAATCCCCATCATTAACATCGGATGATATATTGTACCGTAGAAAATATGAATGGAATGAAGAAGGATATAATCATGCTATAGAGGTTCTAAGTCAAGACGAGACTGTTGAAGTCACCCAAGAGATGTTAGAAACTAAAATACATTATATGTGGTTTTTACGATCAGTAGTTTAATTGCATAATTTTAATTAGTATGGTATAATTAGGTATAAACATTGAGTATAATTGAATGGCATATCAAACTCTTTGGTATTTTAGTGATTTACCAGATGATGTTGTAGATATTATAGAAAAAGATCTTAAGACATCTTTCGATCCTCAAATGCAAGATTCTAGACTTCATGGGGATGCATTAAACAAAGATAAAAGAAACTCTCAAAATGCATGGATTCCAAGTTTTCATTGGGTTGGTGGATTTCTTTGGCACTATATTGAACGTGCCAATAGAGAAAATTTTATGTATGATCTTCGTTGTATTGATGGGGAATCGATGCAATATACTCGATATGAAGAAGGACAATTTTACGGATGGCATAATGATGCCGGATTAGCAACACAGTACAAACCCGTAAGTGTTGGTAATCGTGCGGATGGATTGGCACAAGATTTTTTAAATGAAAATATCGAACTCGTTAGAAAACTGTCATTTGTAATGCAACTTTCCAATCCAGATGATTATGAAGGTGGAAATTTACAATTGCTTGACGAATCTGGAAAATCTTATTTTGCTCCTCGTAAACGTGGCACTGTTATTTTATTCGACTCTCGTACACAACACCGTGTCCTCAAAGTTACAAAAGGAGTTCGCAAATCTATTGTTGGTTGGACTGTTGGTCCTCGTTGGAAGTGAGGTAAAATGTCAGAACAAATGAATGAATTTCAAAACACATTACAAGAAAGATCAAATACGGGCACTTCCCCAACAAAAAATGAATCTTTCGAAAAAAATGGATACCTTATAATTAAAGATTTATGGAGTGTAGATGAACTGTATTCTCCAGTTCCTTCAGAAAAAGGTCAATATAATTATTGGGGGAAAAAATTAGATCAATTTAGATATGACCCATTAGAACTTCAAGTAGAAGGATCTACTTCCAGATATTGGCACCCGCAATATCACAGTATTCATTCTGGTATTCGTCTAAAACTAGAAAAAATCATCGGTCGTAAGTTGTATAATACCTATTATTACGATAGATTTTATTATCCGGGACAAGAACTCACTAAACATTTAGATCGTGATGCATGTGAAATTTCAGTGTCTGTTCATGTCAGCACAAATTTAAAAGGAAAAGATGCTGATTGGCCTTTTCAAATTAAAACACCAGACATATACACTGATAAAACTAAAAGAGAAGTTAGTGTAGTTGGAGAATCTCATTCACTAATATTGAAACCTGGTGATGGTTTATTGTATAAAGGATGTGAAAGACCTCATTGGAGAGATGCGATGCCAGGAATACTGCCAATTCCAAGTAAAAAAAGATTTTGGAATTTCTTTAAAAAAAATAAACAAGATGATTTATATTATCATCAAATATTTTTCCATTATGTTCTTGCTGATGGAATTAGATGTCAGTGTGCAAATGACATGGCAAGATAAGTATAAATTATTTAAAAAATATTAAATGACTAAAAATTTCGTAAATCTAGTATTAAAAGATGGTGGTTCTATACATCCTTTAATAATCCCATCAGACAGTCTAAAAGGTCCTTCAATTACAAATCCTTCCATTTACAATGATAATGGAAGGATTATTGTTAACCTCAGAAATATTAATTATACTCTTTATCACTCAGAAAAAAATATTTTTGAACATCCTTGGGGACCTCTTGTTTACATTCACCCAGAAAATGATCTACGTCTTCGTACATGGAATGTAATCGGAGAAATGGACAATAATATGAGATTGAAGTGGCATACTCATATTGACACATCAAAACACCCTGATAAAGAATTGTGGGAGTTTGTGGGTCTTGAAGATGCTCGCATCTTTAGGTGGGATGATAAACTTTATACTTGTGGAGTTCGCCGTGATTTAGATACTATCGGCACTGGTCGTATGGAACTCTGCGAAATTGAAATTTCTAATGATGGGATTGTAAAAGAAATTAATCAACATAGGATTCCTACACCTCCACCAAATAAATCATACTGCGAGAAGAATTGGATGCCAATTCTTGATATGCCATATCATTTTGTGAAGTGGACAAATGGTACTGAAATTGTGAAGTATAACATTGAAACTGGAACTACTGAACAAGTTGTAATTACAGATTTTAAAGATTTGGGGTGTATTGATCTTCGGGGAGGTTCTCAAGTTCTTCCTTTTGGTGAGTATCATTTTGCATTATGCCATGAGACTTTTCTTTTCAAGAGTCCTGCAGGAAGAAAAGATGGAACATATCGCCATCGTTTTGTAGTCTGGGATAAAGATTGGAATATTGTAAAAGTCTCAAGAAGATTTTCTTTCTTGGAAGGTGAGATTGAGTTTGCTGTTGGTATGTGTGAGTATGGTGCTGATTATCTAATTACATTTGGGTTCCAAGATAATGCTGCGTATCTTGTGAGAGTTAACCAAGAATTTGTAAAAAATTATATTTTTTCAGAATGAATGATCCTAATGAATAATTTAACTCTTTGCATTGGTGGAAGAAATCAAATCGCGGTAGATGCGGTTGATTATATCTTATCCAATTATAAAATTGATAATTTTTTATTTGTTCCTATTGAAATTGACAATGGAGAACATAGTTGGCAACCTTCATTTAAAAAACATTGTATTGATCATGGATTGACACAAGTATTTTTAGAGGATTTGTATGAAGTTGATAATTTATATTTTTTCTCTTTAGAGTTTGATAAGATTGTCAAACCTGATAGATTTAAATCTGAAAAATTATTCAACATACATTTTTCTTTACTCCCAGAATATAAAGGGATGTATACATCATGTTTACCTATTCTTCATGGAAAAGATATTACAGGTGTTACTCTTCATGAGATGGATGCTGGTATTGATACTGGAAATATAATTGCACAAGAATCATTTTTAATAGATTCTGAAGATACTGCTGAAGTTCTGTATAGTAAGTATTTGCAGAATGGTTTTAACTTATTTGTAAAACATTTTGATAGTATTATTAACAATCATTATGTTTCTTTAGAACAACCATATTATGGATCCACGTATTATTCAAAAGCAGCAATTGATTTCAAAAATATAAGTATTGATTTCAAAAAAACTGCATTTGAAGTGGTTAATCAATTTAGAGCATATACTTTTAGAGTGTATCAAATGCCTGTGTTTGATGGAAAAGTGATACGACAAGCAGCTTCAACTAAAATAAAGAGTTTTGAAAAACCTGGATCTATAATTAGTGAAGATGAAATTTCTATAGTTGTATCTACAATAGACTACAATGTTAAACTTATCAAAGATTGAAAAATGAGAGTAGCATTAATTGGTTTTGGATATTGGGGAAAAATAATTTATAAAAATTTAAAACAAGTTTCGGAAATTACTCAAATAAAAATATGTGATCCATTACTTGCTGGACAAAACATTGATGGTGTAGATGAGGTTATTGACAGTAAGTATTATGATTATGATGTTGATTGTGCCTTTGTAGTTGTTCCTGCAAAATACCATAGAAAAGTTGTAGAATTTTTTCTAAAAAAACAAGTTCATGTATTTTGTGAAAAACCACTTTGCTTAAACATCCAAGATGTAAAATATCTCTACAATTTGTCAGAACAAAATAATTCTAGATTATTTGTTGATTGGATTTTTACATTCAATGAGGATGTAAAATTAATTAAAGAGTTATATTTGAAAGATTATTTTGGTGAGATTAAATCCATTGAAATGAATCGTCTCAATTTTGGTCCAGTTAGAAATGATGTAGATGCACGATGGGATCTATCTTCTCACGACGTAAGTATTATTCAATATATTTTTGATAATGTTTCTCCAGAAAATATAACTTGGGTGAATTATAGGAGAGACAAAATTGGATTTCAAGATGATACTTCTGTAGGTATCTTGAATTATGATACATTTGATTGTATAATAAATTCTAGTTGGCAATATGGAAAAAAGTTTAGAAAGTGTTTGTTTGAATTTGAAAGGGGATTTTTGATCTGGGATGATTCAAAACAATTATTAAAATTTGATGGAGAAATTATAAGTAAACAAAATAAAAATTCTCCTCTAAAAAATTCAATTTATGAATTTTTAAACTATTGCAAAACTTCTGAGATGTCATATGATCAGAAGAAACTTACCGAAATTGTTACTAAAATTTGTTCTCATGAAAGTAAAATTTAATGATCTTGTAAAACAGTGGGATCAAATTAAAGATGAAGTAAATCCAAAAATTCAGGAGTTTTTTAATTCTTCTGCATATATTTGTGGACCATATCTTGAAAAATTTGAAACTAGTTTTTCAAAGTGGACTGGAAGAAAATATTCTATCGGTGTTTCCAATGGTACTGATGGATTAAAGATGGCAATTCAGGCATTAAATTTATATGAAGGAACAACTGATGTTGTAATGCCAGCAAATACCTTTATCGCAGATCCTCTTGCAGTTTACTATCAAATCAAAGGAGACTTTAACATCTCACTGATTGACCATGATAATTATTTTCAAATGGATCTTGATCTACTTGTAGAACATTTAGATAACACTCGTGGCAAGTATGATCATTGTATTATACTACCAGTTCATTTGTATGGACATCCTACAGATATGGTAAAGGTGTCTGAGATTGCAAAGAAGTATGATTGTAAGATCATTGAAGACGCCTCTCAGGCACATGGGGCAATAACAAATGGTGAGATGGTTGGAAAGTATTCTGACATGGCAGTATACTCACTTTATCCTGGAAAGAACTTGGGTGCTATTGGTGATGCAGGTATTGTTACAACTGATATCGAAGAGTATAAAGATAGATTATGTTCCTTGAGAAATTATGGATCATCTAAGAAGTATTACTATGATGACATTGGATGGAATCATAGAATGGATCCACTTCAAGCAATCATTTTAAATGAAAAACTGAAGCATTTGGATTCATGGAATCAATCTAAGCAAGAAGTTGTAAAAAAATACAATGATCTTTTGCAAGATGATTTTCTCCCAAACTTTGTTCAGACTCCAGAAGAAGATATTCATGTAGACTTGCATGTATATCACATTTATTGCTTATTAGTCGATCATAGAGAAGAACTTCAACAATTTTTAAATGAGCGTGGAGTACAATCTGGAATTCACTATCCAGTACCCATTCAAAAAACTGAACCATTTGAATACTTAAATATATACAGTAATCCAAAAACAATCGAGAATTCAGATAAAATTTTTAGTTTACCAATGCATCCTTGGTTAACTGATAATGAAATTGAATATACTTGTGATTGTATCAAACAATTTTATACTATATGAAAGTTTCAATAATTTGTGCATGTAAAAACAGAGTTGAACCATTATATACATCTATACAATCATGGTTACTCAAAAAAGAAGTACATGAAGTTATAGTTGTAGATTGGTCGTCAGATCAATCTATTCATGATATAATTAAATTTGATCCCAGAGTCAAATTAATCAGAGTCGATAATGAAGCATACTTTAATATGCCTCAACCACTGAATCTGGCGGCAAGTATTGCTACTGGAGATGCCGTTATGACAATGGCAACAGATTACTTTTTTAATCCATATCCAGAGTTTAATTTTTTTGATAGTTATCCAATAGATAACAATTCTTTTCTATGTGGTATGGCAGATTATGAATCTGATCCTAGGACTAAAGAACCTATTTTTTATTATTTGAGGGGAATTCTTTATGTAACTAGAGAAAATTTTCTAAAAGTTGGTGGTTATCGTGGAGGAGAATCTAAGTATTATGGTAATGAAGATGATGAACTGGTTGATAGATTGGAATCTTTAGGTCTTCAAAAGAAATTATTAACTCAAGCATACACAGTTTTTCATATTCCACATACAGACAAAAAGAGGATTGAAAATTTTGAAGCTTATCATACTGATAAAGATATGAATGATCAAGTATATAATGAGTTATCAAAAAGTTATAGTGGAGAACAACTTCGATGGCAATCTGAGTATGTAATAGCACAAAGACACATACAAAGAAGTCTTGAAGATTATAAAAAAAATATAGATTGTAAAGAAATCAAATGGGAAATAGATCAGTATACTGACCAACTATACAAAGCAAAAAAAGTTTGAGGTAAATTATGAAAATTGAAGTTACTAAAAAAAGTATTGATCAACTTTTAGAAAATGATATTGTATTCAGGGATAAATTATCTTTATGGATTAATGATTATATTACTAACCATAAACATGTAGAGCATAGATCTAAGTTTCCATTGCTTAGATACATATCTTTAGAAGAAAGTATTGATAGAAGAGAAGAACTAACTGAGTCGCTCATATCATGTGGAATTGATTCTAAATGTTACATAGGAAAAAGATTTCATGAATCTAATGATAAGGTGGTGGGAAAATATGTACACACATTAAATGAAGGTACTAAAGGATGTGCAGTATCTCATTTGAAGATGATACAAGATTGGTATGAAAATACTAATGATGAATATGGATTTTTTGGAGAAGATGATTTAAGTTTAGAGACGATTCAATATTGGAACTTTACATGGAATGAATTTATTGAAAAAATTCCAAAAGATGCTGATTGTATTCAACTCCTTACTATAAGAGATCAATATTCTTCAATAAAGATACGTAAAAGAGATTGGAATGATTGGGGTGCAACCGCATATATTCTTAATAGAGATTATGCTAAAAAGATTATTGATACTTACATTAAAGGTGATGAATATCATTTAGAAGTTCCTGGGTCTAGTGTTCAACCATTAGTAGAAACTTTAATTTTTTCTTTAGGTGATGCATATACTATTCCTTTATTTGTTGAAAATGTTAAATTTATTTCTACATTTGATAATCGTGATGATGATGTGAATGATGGTAGTAAAAATAATCATAAAATTGCTTCAGAATTAGTTTTAGATTTGTGGAAAAATGCCGAAAAAAATATTCCCACAAAAGTAGAAAAAACTGATCTTGAGAAACTATTGGTAGAATATTCATGTGATACTGAGAGTCCAGAAAATAATTTTAATCTTGGTGTTTATTACTATGATTCTGGGCATACTGCTCCTGCATTATCATATTTTCTTAGGTGTGCTGAAAGATCTGTTGACTCTAATCCAGATTTGGGATATGAAGCACTAATTAAAGGATCTTATTGTTACTTTAAGCAAGGTACAAGAGATCAAAGTGGTCGAGGACTATTATGGCAGGCTCAAATGATGTTGCCGAATAGACCGGAAGCATATTTTCTTCTTGCCAGATATGCTGAAAGAATGCAATGGTGGCAAGATTGTTACACTACATGCTATTTTGCTTTGAAGAATTGTTCATTTGAACTTGAATCATTGAGAACTGATATTGAATATCCTGGGAAATGGGGTATTTTTTATGAGCAATCATTAGCAGCATGGTGGTGGGGAAAGGAAAGTGAATGTAGGCAACTCGTACAAAAAATTAGAATGGAGCACCATCAAGACATCAAAGAAAAGCATTATTTTGATGTTGTTCAAGCAAGTCTACTACAACTTTCCACTGGATATATTTCTGAAGAAGAATTAAAATACAATAAGAATAGAAATCAAAAATTAAGATTTAAATTTAATGGTTGGGATAATGTAGATGCTAATTATTCTCAAGCATTTCAAGATTTATTTGTTCTTTCTGCTTTAAATGGGAAGAAAAATGGATTGTATTTAGAAATAGGTGCTCAACAGCCTTTTTATCAAAACAATACTGCACTACTTGAAACTAAATTCCATTGGGATGGAATTTCTATCGAAATAAAGAAAGATTTATGTGATCAATTTGCCAGAGAACGTAATAATACTATTCTATGTGAAGATGCTTTGAATATAGACTATGATCAGATTCTTTCCAATTTTACTCAGGAAACTGTATTTGATTATCTTCAAATTGATTGTGAACCTTCTGAAAGTACATATCAAATACTTTTAAAAATTCCTTTTGAAAAGTATAAATTTTCTCTAATCACTTATGAGCATGATCATTATGTAGATCTTACTGATAGTTATAGAAGAAAATCTAGAGAATATCTTTTGAATAAAGGATATAAGATGCTTGTATCTGATGTATCTTTAAATGATCGTAGTTCTTTTGAAGATTGGTGGTACCATCCAGATTTAATTGATGAATCTGTAGTTAATATAATGAAACGAGATGATGATTTGACTGATGTTCGTTCTTACATGATTGAGGTTTAAGAAAATGACATTTATAATATATTCAAAAACAGGATGTCCTTATTGTGATAAAATTAAGACTGTTTTAGAGTTGACAGAACAAAAATATGTGGTATACTTACTGGATAGAGAATTTACCAAAGAAAATTTTTATGATAAGTTTGGTGAACAATCTACTTTTCCACAAGTTATTTGTGATAATAGTGTTGTAGGAGGATGTGTTGACACAATCAGATTCCTCAAAGGGAAAAAAATCCTCTGAGATTACGCTAAATAAAAACAAGACCTCGGAAGTTAATCGAGGTATTGAATTAATGCTTAATGGGGGTAAGAGAAAGCAGTCAAAACCATTTCATATTATCTTTGAAAAGATGGTCTGCTTTCTAAGACGGGAAGTAACTATCTATTTCGAATTTTCTATCAGAACAAGAAAAAGAGAAGTAATCTCCCGGAGTAAGGAAAATGTTAGCAACTAGTTTAGTATTTGGTTCATTTTTAATTGTTTTATTTCTTATGGTAGGACTTTTAATTGGTTGGACTGCTAGAGAATACATGATGAACTATCGGGAGGCACCAAGATATCATCCCGAAATGTTTGATGAGCAAGGAAATCTAATTCCAGATGAAGTAATCGCATTTAATTTTGAAAACTATGACGACAACAACGAAGAAGATGAGCACACCAACAAAGACTAAAAAGAAAACTAATAATCCAATTCCAGAACTTGCAGCAAATCCTTTCGCATTTGAAGTTCTGGAATTGATATCAAGTCAGAGAACAATTGCAAAAAAAGTTGAAGTGCTTAAAAAATATAAGCATAATTCATTAGTTGCAATTTTTGTTTGGAACTATGATACTTCACTAGTTTCTGCTTTACCAGAAGGTGATGTTCCTTATGCAGGAACTGATGAACAAGGATCATTTAGTATGACACTTGGGCAAAAAATTTCGGATGCAGTAGAAAAAATGTCTGAACTTGGAAGTAGATCATTAGGTTCTCAAGATCAAGGTCATTCTTCTATACGTAGAGAATATAGTAAGTTTTATAATTTTTTGAAAGGTGGTAATGATAGTTTGAGTGGTCTTCGTAGAGAAACAATGTTTATTAATATTGTTTCTGGACTTCATCCACTAGAAGCAGAAATCTTACTATTATGTAAAGATAAAAAACTTCAAACAAAGTATAAAATTGATCGAAAGCATATTGCACAAGCATATCCAGAAATCAAATGGCGTGATGGATTTACACTATGAGTAATAATGCAGTAATTTCTGAAAAAGAACCTACAATAGAGGAACAGTCTATGACTTCATGGACACCATCAGAAAAAGAAAATTCTAAATCCGTATATGGATGCGACATTCTGATAGAGAATGGAACTTGGGAACAAGTATCTACTAAAGATTGTCCTTATGATGCCATGATAATCACTTATGTGGTTGATGGAGAAACGAGATATGATTTGAC